TTTGACAAGTACGCTCGTGATAAAGAAGCAAAAGAGCTTGAAGCTGCGACTAAAGCGTCACTACCTATGTCAAAGCAGAGAAAAATCGCTGCTGAAGAAAAGAAGCCTGATATTATTCGATCAAGAATGTACAAGGAAGGAACCGAGTTGACTCCTCTCTCGTCAGAGCAGATCGAGCGCTTCAACGCGATCGTCGAGGCAGAGGCAGCCAAGCGCGGTAAAGGTCGTCCTAAGAAGAACCCAGAAGGCGACGAGCCACGTCCAGCAGGTCGTGATCCGCGTCAGCACATCCAGGTCATCGCTGGCCAGGCCGGTGCAGGTCGCGTCATCGACTTCAAGCACGACGACGGATCTTCAACCAAGATCACTGCCCCTATGGGCAGGTCGATCGTCGCCCACCTCAATAGCCTCAAGCCAAAAGAGCGTCACGACGCCGTACAGTCTATCCACGGCAGCGCTGGCGGTCTAAAGAGTACAATGGGAATCAAGTAACATGACGATTGATGATGAAGATTCAGGGCCGGCTTCAGAGCCGGCTCAGGACTTTGAGGAGCGCAGGACCATGAGGTCTCCAGCTCCCCCTAACACGCATGATGAGAAGTACCACATCCTGATTGTGAACGGTGTGGAGAAGAAGATAAGCAAGAAGTCTCGTTACCTACTCGACATGTTGACTCTTGATGATGAATAAATAAGCAAAGAAACTCATAAGGAGACACGACTATGGCCCAGTGGGGAAGAAACGATCAGTCGGTTACTGCTAACAGCACGACCACTAAGGAAGCATCTAACGGCGCGCCGATTGGAACCTACGCCCTCGTCAAGGGCAGCACTTCAAGCATGGACGCCAACGCACACTTCGGCAACACGTCAGGTGGATCTCGCGCGAACGTTGACGTAGCTATGTTCAACAACACATCTCCAGGAGCGTTTATTCCTGGACAGTCGGTCGGCATCTTCGGTGTCAGCGTAACTGAGATGTCGAACAACATCGTCAATGCATCAAAGGAACGTCCAGCCCATGCCGGTTGGGTAATTCGTAAGGCAGGTACAGGATCAGTCACTGGCGTATCGATCAGCGGAACTCCTACGGCATACAACAACAACGACATCCTCACTGTTGCTTCACAGCAGTCGGGCGGCAACTCAACAGTAAACTTTACTACCAACTCGACTGGTGGTAGCCTAAGCTTCACCATCACGACTCCTGGCGCAGGCTTTACTAACTCGACCCTCAACTCTGGCACACTTGCAATCACCAACTCAACCGGTGGTACCGCTGCTGGTAACTCTTCTGTGACCAACATCACAGTAACAGTCGGCGGACGTGCAGGTCGCGTACAGACTGAGACTCTCGTAGCTTTCGGAACTCTCGGTGCAAACAGCGTCTCAGCTACTGGCGCGGTCGGTAACCCAGATACTGTCACTGACGCTTCTACGGATAATACTCAGTATCCTGGCGTCTAATAACTAGGATTCTGTAATGGCTAATGAGCAGAGAAGACTTTCTGATCTTCCTCAAGCCTCGGTACTGCAGGGTTCTGATAGGATCGTTTTCCTTCAGAACTCTGCATCTACCCCGATGGCCAGGACTATCAGCTTCACCAACTTCGCTAATTCAATCAGCACCCTTCACAACAGTGGTCAGTCGGTAGCTCTGTCCAACAGCGGAGCGCTGACCTTTACCAATGGTGCTCAGATCGGAGCTAACATCGAGGGAGATCCTGTTGGATTTGACGTCTACTCACCCTCGACTCTAGACTACGTAAGCATGACGTATGGACCTAATCCGGTCAGCGGTAATTCTAGCTACATTACACTGTACAAAACAGGCAGTAACTCTGCATCGAGTCCACACGCTCTAGCTATTCAGCTGTGGAAAGGCGATTTCAGCGCCGACTTTGCCCAGTGGACTTTTAATGCCAATAACATGCTAATGATTCCAGGACCAATCACTGGAGCTACTCAGTTAAACCAGTTTACTGGCACTACAGTTGAGTTAGACGTCACCAAGACCATAAACAAGCTGACTCCAAACGCAGTAGCCGGTGCCCCGCACTATCACCTAGCAAACGGCGCAGAGGGACAGATCATGTATCTTACCCCTAACGACAGCGGTCCAAATGACGGTTCTGAGTCTACTACCATGAGCTTCAACGTCGCTCGCTGGACGACCGGTGGATACGTTAATGTCGGATCTCCTGTCACTACTTGGAAGCCGTTCCACGGTAACTCAGCAGTAGTTACTCTAATCTTCACCGATGGTGCTTGGAACCTTCCTCACGCAGTCTTCAGTTGATAGAGTAACATGGACAGACTTGATGATTCTAACTTCTTGATATACTGCGCAAAGTACTATGATAATCCTCAGTGTCAGTCCACTGAGGAGTTCCTTGAAGACCTCAAGAGAATAAAGTACATCAAGAAGTTGATTACTAGATATATTGAGACCGGTGAGCTCAAGGAGAGGTTGATATTGAATCACCTCATAGTCCTAAGCAACGTATTTAAGCCAGAACACCTATGTAAGATACTGTACTTGAAGGTAAATAAGCATATGAAGTATGTGAAGCCGTTCATCATACTTCTCAACATCATGCCGTCTACTATAAAGAACGTTAACGACGAAGTTATCATAAATATGGATGAGATTCCCATGGACGAGGGAATCATTACAGTACTAAGGAAGATCTGATGATCAAGGAAGACACAGCATCGGCGGTACCAGCAAACTCGGCTCAGGCTGGAGGCGGTGGAGTCGCGGGTCTAGGCGGTGCTTCTGGCGAGCCGCCAGGAATCCCTGCTTCTAAGAAGAAGCGTAGGCCGCTGAGTGCTATCCTGACACAGACTCCTATCAAGCGCAAGCCACCAACGGGAGTCTAACATGGAACCGTCACTGGGAACTCTAGACATAGTCAATCCGCGCCTCGATAGAATGGAGAGCGTACTTGAGCGACTCAGTGAAGTATCCGTAGACATAAAGCAGATGCTCGCGGTACACGAGCAGCGTCTCGGACAGCACGAGAAGTTTCACGACTACATCGATGACCAGCTCGAGAAGAGAAAACAAGACCTAGACTTAAAGATCGATGCAGTCTATAATACCATGAGAAAACAAGACAACAGCGTCCTCAATGAGATCAAGAAGCTTCGCGAGGAGTCTCTCTCACAATATGATAAGATCAACGATAAGATCTCCCACATGGAGAAGTATATCTGGATCGCCATCGGCGGTACTGGATTCTTATCATGGCTAATCGCGTACGGGCTTCCAGGTCTGTCTAAAATAATTGCCGTCGCGCACTAAATAATTCACTTTTCCTATTTACAAATATTCTAAACCGTGTATAATAGCTATATGCACAGTGACAAAGGATATTGTTTATGAGTTGGCTTGAAGAGAAGTATATCGGACTGATGTCCGGAAGACTGAGGAACTTCAAGCGCAGGGGTGCAGGGCGTTACTCGTTCTCGTGTCCCATCTGTGGCGACTCTGAGACCGACAAGCGCAAGGCCAGAGGCAACATCTATACCAAGCAGGGACGACTCATGTTCCACTGCTTCAACTGCTCGGCATCGGCCAGTGTACCCAACCTGATCAAGTCCATCGACGCGTCCCTCTACTCTGAGTACTCCATCGAGCGACTCAAGGAGGAGAAGTCACCTCAGCAGGTCGAGCTCGAGGAGTTCGTCATGAAGATGAAGACTCCCGTGTTCATGAGCTCTGGTCCGCTCAAGGGCCTCAAGAAGGTCAGCCAGCTCTCGCCCGACGACCCTATCAAGAAGTACGTCGACTCGCGCAGGATCCCAAACCCCTACCACGCCAAGATGTTCAAGTGCCCCAACTTCTTCGCTTGGGTCAACGAGGTCGTGCCTGGAAAGTTCGAGACGTCGGCTCTATCCCACGACGAGACTCGACTGCTCATCCCGTTCTTCAACAAGGAGAAGAACATGCACGCTTTTCAGGGCAGGTCGCTCAACCCCAAGAGCCGCACCAAGTACATCACCGTGGTGAACGACGAGACCCAGCCCAAGCTCTACGGCCTCGATTCTGCCGACCTAAGTAAGACGACGTACGTGATGGAGGGTCCAATTGATAGTATGTTTATCCCTAATAGTATTGCTACTGCTGGCGGTGATCTGGTTTCTGCTCTCGGTGATGTTCAGTCCTCCAAACCTTCCATGGTGATCGTGTACGACAACGAGCCGAGGTCGATCGAGACGATCAAGAAGATCGACAAGGCGATCCTTCAGGGCTTCGCCGTATGCATCTGGCCAGACAACCTAGAGCACAAGGACGTCAACGACATGGTGATGGCGGGGTTGACATCTGACTTCATTCAGTATATAATAGATCAGAATACAGTTCGGGACCTGCAGGCAAAGCTGGCGCTGCAGCGGTGGAGGCGAGCATGAACCTTACTAAGCAGGAAATGGAAGACATCTGGAACTTCAAGCCGGTCGGCTACCTCAAGTTCCATAACAAGAAGACGAAGGGGATGAAGAAGTACAAGGTCACCTTCAAACCGTATACATACGTCTACCATGAGGAGATCACCGCCGTCGTCATTGCCAAGGACGTACGAGAGGCAGAGAGAATGGCGAGCTATGAAACCAAGCTGTACGACACCCTTCATGAGAAGTACGGTGAAGTCAAGTACGGCTCTAGAGTCGAGGAAGTGAAGTGAAGAACACAGCAGAGATCATCGCGGTAACCCGCCCACTCAACATGGACGTCGACGACTTCATCGCCTACGTGGCTCGAGTGTCGAACCCGTCTAACCAGAACAACGTAGACACATCGAATAAATTACTTCGCTACCTAGCCAAGAACCATCACTGGTCGCCCTTCGAGATGGTAAATATCGTAATGGAGATCAATACCACTCGTGATATCGCTCGACAGATTCTACGCCACCGTAGCTTCTCTTTCCAAGAATTTAGCCAGAGATACGCGGACCCGACCAAAGACCTCGGGTTCACAGCTCGTGAAGCCCGTCTCCAAGACTACAAGAACAGACAGAACTCCATCGAAGTAGAAGACGATCTAGAACTTAAACACGGTTGGAATGAGCGTCAAAAGATAGTACTTGAATATGCTCAAAAACAATACGATTGGGCTATCAGAAACGGTATCGCCAAGGAGCAGGCACGAGCGGTACTCCCTGAAGGCTTGACAGTCTCTCGCATGTACATGAACGGCACTCTTCGCTCGTGGATCCACTACTGCCAACTCCGCATGGATAAGGCTACGCAGAAAGAACATCGTGAGATCGCTACCGACGCTTGGTACAAGATCACAGAGGTATTTCCCTCGCTTAGGGACACACTAGACATCGGTCAATAAAGAGGAATAGATGACAATAACAGTAACCAAGAGGGACGGATCTAAAGAGCCCCTTAACCTAGAGAAGTTTCACCGAGTAGTAAGCTGGGCGTGCGAGGACCTCAGCGGGGTCTCTGAGTCCGAGATCGAGCTCAGGTCTCAGATCCAGTTCTACAGCGGAATCAAGACCTCTGACATCCAAGAGACGCTCATCAAGGCAGCCGCCGACCTGATCAGCGACGAGGCACCGAACTACCAGTACGTCGCAGGCTCACTCATCAACTACCACCTGCGCAAGAACGTATACGGCAGCTATGAGCCTGCAAACTTAAAAGACCACATCCGCTACGTCGTCTCCGAGGGCTACTACGATCCCGAGATCCTAGAGTGGTACACCGATGACGAGCTGTCAAATCTCAACGACTTCATCGACCACGACCGCGACTTCGACTTGACCTACGCTGCCATGGAGCAGCTTCGCGGTAAGTACCTCGTCAAGAACCGAGTGACCGGCAAGTACTACGAGACGCCTCAGATGTCGTCGATGCTCATCGCGATGGTCCTGTTCCGCGAGTATCCAAAGGGCACCCGTCTCAAGTGGGTACGCGAGCTCTACGACTCGGTTAGCAAGTTCGAGATCTCACTACCGACCCCCATCATGGCCGGACTCCGCACCCCGCAGAAGCAGTTCAGCTCCTGCGTGCTCATCGAGACCGACGACTCACTGGACTCCATCAATGCGACGGCTTCTTCTATCGTTAAGTACGTATCCCAAAAAGCTGGCATCGGCATCGGTGCTGGTCGCATTCGCGCTGTCGGTAGTCCTATTCGTAACGGTGACGCGTCTCACACTGGCGTCATTCCGTTCTATAAGCACTTTCAGTCAGCAGTCAAGTCTTGCAGTCAAGGAGGCGTACGAGGTGGTGCGGCTACTCTGTACTATCCTATCTGGCATCTGGAAGTAGAGGACATCCTAGTCCTCAAGAACAACAAGGGAACGGAGGACAATCGTGTACGACACCTCGACTACGGAGTCCAGTTTAACAAGGTTATGTACGAGCGCCTTCTTTCTGGGCTCAACATCACTCTTTTCAGCCCTAACGATGTACCAGATCTATATGATGCCTTTTATGTTGACAATGACAAGTTTCGAGAACTCTATGAAAAGTATGAGCGAAACCCCAAGATCAGGAAGAAAGTAATCTCGGCCATCGACCTGTTCTCTGCCTTCATGCAGGAGCGCAAGGACACCGGCCGCATCTACCTGATGAATGTCGACCACGCGAACGACCACGGCTCATTCATCAAGGAACTCGCGCCGATTCGTCAGTCGAACCTCTGCTCAGAGATCGACCTCCCGACCAAGCCGCTCAAGGACCTCAACGATCCCGACGGCGAGATATCACTGTGCACACTCGCCGCCATTAACTGGGGCAAGATCCGTGTAGCAGCCGACTTCGAGCGTCCGTGCACTCTGGTCGTCCGAGCACTCGACGAGCTCCTCAGCTACCAAGACTATCCAGTCCTCGCGGCAAAGAACTCGACTATGGCTCGTCGCCCACTCGGCATCGGCATCATCAACCTCGCTTACTGGCTTGCCAAGAACGACTTTACGTATCAGGGCATCAGCGCTGAGGGTCTCGCAAAGATCCATGAGTTTGCCGAGGCCTGGTCCTACTACCTCATCAGCGCGTCGATCGACCTAGCTGAGGAGAAGGGTGCACCGAGCAAGTCAAACGAGACCAAGTACTCACAGGGAATCTTCCCAATCGACACCTATAAGCGAGAAGTCGATGAACTTGTAACTCCAGTTTACAACTTGGACTGGGAAGCCTTAAGAGAGAGGGCAAAGAAGTATGGCATCCGCAACTCCACACTCATGGCGCTCATGCCCGCGGAGACCTCCGCTCAGATTTCAAACTCGACAAACGGGATTGAGCCTGCTAGGTCTCTGGTCACGGTTAAGCAGAGCAAGGACGGAGTTCTCAAGCAGGTGGTACCCGATATCAGAAAGCTTAAGAAAAAGTACGATCTACTTTGGGACCAAGTATCCCCTGAAGGCTACCTTAAGATCGTCGCCGTCCTACAAAAGTTTATCGATCAAGGAATATCGGTAAACACCTCGTACAACCCTAAGTTCTATGAGGGTGAGCAGATCCCAATGTCGACCATGCTCCAGCACATCTTGATGTTCTACAAGTATGGCGGCAAGCAGCTCTACTACTTCAACACCAACGACGGCGCCGGCGAGATCGACGTCAAGCCCGAGTTGGCCCTAGGTGAGATGGACGACGAAGACTGTGTGGCATGCAAGATCTAATTATCAAGATTGCTAAATATGCAAGGTGGTCCAGTATCGACTTGGCGATCCAGCTTAATCCGATCCGTTGGTGGATGGCTAGCTGGTTCGTACAAGGCCCGACCGACATGGATCCGGGTAGTTACTGCTTAAGCATTAGGTTTATCATGTTCAGGTTAAACGTAATCTTAGACGACGGGAGCTACTAATGAGCGATCATAAAGTTCTAGAAGAGGCCAACAACGTAATCTTTAGAAAGATGGAGATAGGCGACTACTGCATCGTACACCTTAAGGAGTCGATGGAGCCAAGGATCTACGACCAAGACTCCAAGACCCTCTACGTACCACCAGAGGGATACATGAAGTTCGACAACGACAACTTTCAAAGAAGACGCAGGATCGCAGGGATTTAACTATGAGTTTTTCGGTATTCGACGCAACTAACAAGAAGGACTCGACTAAGGTTCGAGCCTTCTTTGACAGCCCTCCAACAATCGCTCGCTATGATAAGCAGAAGTATCCGTTCCTCGAGAAGTTGACCGAGAAGCAGCTCGGTTTCTTCTGGAGGCCGGAAGAGATCGACGTGTTTCGTGACGGCAAGGACTTCAAGGCACTGACAGACCATGAGCAGCACATCTTCACATCAAACCTCAAGCGACAGATCTTACTGGACAGCGTACAGGGTCGCGCTCCCACTGCTGCCTTCGGTCCAATTTGTAGTCTACCAGAACTCGAGAACTGGATCCTTACATGGGCATTTTCTGAGTCCATCCACTCGCGCTCTTACACCCATATCATTAGAAACGTATATGCTAACCCATCAATCATCTTCGACGGTATGATGGACATGCAGGAGATCGTTGACTGTGCAGGCGACATCAGCGAGTGCTACGACCAGCTGATCTCCCTCAACAACGACGAGCTAGTCGGCGGCGGGTACGGACACAAGACAGTCTTATGGAAGACTCTCATGTCGGTCAACATCCTTGAGGGCGTACGCTTCTACGTCAGCTTTGCCTGCTCGTGGGCGTTCGCCGAGGTCAAGAAGATGGAGGGCAATGCCAAGATCATCAAGCTGATCGCTCGCGACGAGAACCTTCACCTAGCGGGTACTCAGCAGCTGCTCAAGGTACTGCCTACTGACGACCCTGACTTTGCTAAGATCCGCGAAGAGACCAAGGAAGAGTGCATCAACATGTTCATATCCGCGGTCGATCAGGAGAAGGCATGGGCTCGCTACCTCTTCAAGGACGGGTCTATGATCGGTCTAAATGAGAAGCTACTGAGTGAATATATAGAGTGGATCGCACACAAGAGGATGACTGCTGTGGGACTGCCTTGCCCCTACAAGGTAAACGCCAACCCACTCCCATGGACACAGAAGTGGATCAGCGGATCAGACGTTCAGGTTGCGCCACAAGAAACTGAGATTACCAGCTACATCGGTGGCGGTGTTAGAAAGGATGTTACCAATGAGACTTTCAAGGGCTTTTCTCTATAGTCTAGTACTCGTCGTCGGGGCTATGGGATCGATGGCGTTTGCCGGAGACCTCCCACAGACTCCCGACCCTAAGTTGACTCCCGGCGCAGTAAACCCTGCTGCGACCAAGGAGATGATCTGCGTTCCTGGATATACTTCACAGCCAGGAGTGCGTGACGTACCCGAGTCGCTCAAGAAGCAGGTGTTCGCCGAGTACCACATCGACTCGACGTCCGATAAGTTCGAGGTCGACCACCTCATCTCACTCGAGCTCGGCGGCGCTAACGACATCAAGAACCTTTGGCCACAGTCGTATACGACTACCCCGTACAATGCCCACGTCAAGGACGCCCTCGAGAACAGGCTTCACAAGCTCATCTGCGACGGCACGATCGACATGAAGACTGCTCAGCAGGAGATCGCTAAGGATTGGGTCGCTGCCTACAAGAAGTACGTGGAGACTAAGTGATGGGATGGCATGACAGGTTTCTAATCGACTTAGTCGAGGCAATCAAGGGCAGCGTATCAGACCGTGCTGAGAGGCATACACTGTACGAGGAGCTCATCGGCCTCATCAACAACAGTGAGATCGACATCGATCCAAAGTCTGCCAAGGGAATCGACTCGACCTACGACTTCATCTACAAGGCCCTCAACGAGGAAGAGGTAGAGGAAGAAGAGGAAGACTACGACGACTGGGACGACCAGGACCGCGAAGTATTCTAATATATAGTGGGAGATAAGGAGTCTCCCACTATGTCATACGATAACCCATGGCTCTACTTTGGAGCACCGCTGACTACAGAGCTGACCGAGGACTACATCGGATTCGTCTACGAGATCACCAACGTAGAGTCAGGTAAGAAGTACATCGGAAAGAAGCTCTTCAAGTTCTCTAGATCTAAGCAGGTCAAGGGAAAGAAGAAGAGGTTCAAGATCGACTCCGACTGGAAAGACTACTACGGCTCTAACAACGAGCTGAAGGAAGACGTCGAGAAGCTTGGCGCAGATAAGTTCAAGAGAGTAGTCTTGAAGCTCTGTAAGACCAAGGGCGACTGCAACTACTGGGAAGCAAAGTACCAGTTTGACTACAGAGTCCTAGAGAGCGACCTGTACTATAATTCATGGATCTCAGTCAAAGTTCACAAGTCACACGTGAAGATATAGTTCTTTATGGGTTGACAAAAAATAAGATCCATGATAGATTAGAGATATGCCCACGTAGCCCAATAGGCAGAGGTACAAGACTTAAAATTTTGGAAGTGTGGGTTCGACCCCCACCGTGGGCACCAACTTTGGAGAGTATACAATGAGAGACTTCTTTAGTGCGGTCGGAGCGTTCATCTTGTTTGTCGCTGTGATCATGATATTCAGCCTCCTCAGCTATGAGGGTTATAAGTTCTTTGCTCCTCGCTACGAGCAGGTCCGCTACGACACCTTCAAGCAGAGTCAGGCATACAACGACGGGATGCTTCGTGACCTCTACGACCTGCAGCGTGAGTACAATACTGCGGACGCTGAGCACAAGGGTGCGATGAAGGCACTCATCATCCATCGCTTCGAGATCTTTGACAAGAACCGCTTGCCAGCAGATCTTCAGACCTTCTACTTCTCAGTCGCAAACTAACAGGTGAAAAATGAATAAGTATATCATGATCGGCATCATGTCTCTCGGCCTCGCAGGCTGTGAGCCTCCAGGACCGTCTGCTGACCAAGTTCAGCGTCAGGCACAGGAAGCGCTCTCTCAGCAGGGCAACATGTCGGTGGGAATGCCCGCCATCACGAAGTTCGCCGAGAAGCGTATCCTCAAGGACATCCTCGAGCTTCGCGACAAGATGCTTCCGACATACACCTACCTCGCGGGTGACATGAACGGAAACATCGGTGAGAAGGTATGCGACAGCCTCGGCTACGGCATCTCGTCTGCTACTCAGTACACCAATCCAATGCGTCCTATCGAGGGTCGTATGAGTATCCCTCAAGCTGACCCGAACGGTCTGTTCAGCCCAGCATCGGCTGAGGGTACTTGGGTCCTCTGCAAAGTTCCTGGATCTGACAAGGTAGAGCCGCAGTACATCGAGCCTCGTATCATCGTGCTGACCTATCCAAAAGAGGCACGGAAATAAGTAATAGGGACCTGTAGCTTAAAGGTGAAGCCGGCTCCTCATAAGAGCACGAGTGTAGGTTCGAGTCCTACCGGGTCCACCAAACAAGGAAGATCAGATGTGGTTTGAACAGTTTATCGGCGACTTCTACGACACTGCAGCGGACAAGCTGCAGCATGAGGCCGGTAAGCGTGGTCTGACCATCAATCTGATCTTCGACAACTATCATAACATCAAGTACGAAGAGGCTGAGGACCATACCAAGCTCAACGTCTTCATAGACTTCATAACCTATAAGATCTACAGGATAGAAGAATGATACTCGGAACCTACAGCGATCTTGAGATTCTGGTAATGAGAGACATGGAGCGTCTTGGCTATGATCCCCACAACAGCTACAGCGTCGAGATGTACTGGCAAGAGAAACTAGGAGAATACGAAGATGATTGAGATCTATAGTCGAGACGGCTGTCAGTACTGCAAGATGGCAGCTGAGCTGCTTAAGCAGAAGAACATTGACTTCCTTGAGCACAAGCTCGACGTTAACTTTACCCGCGAGTACTTGCTTGAGAAGTTTCCAACGGCCAAGACCTTTCCGGTCATCGTGGTCGACGGATACAACATCGGTGGATACAGTCAGCTCACTGAGCACCTCAAGGGTTCTGAGTCTAACCAACAACTGTTGAATGAGAGGATTTCGCTATGACCACCGGACTGACTGCAGAGGGACGCATCAACCTCCTTGCCGACTTAAAGCGCGGCGTGTGTGAGGTCCACTTTACAAAGGTCGACGGCTCTAATCGCGTGATGAGATGCACGCTGATGCCGGACCTCCTTCCTCCTAACCACAACGTCAACGAGGAGAAGGAGTTCCATACCAAGAACCCTGACGTCCTCGCTGTGTGGGATACCCAGAAGGGTGGATGGCGCTCGTTCCGCATCGACACAGTACAGTACGTCCAGTTCCTGGATAACTTCTGATGTCCTATGATCATCGTGAAGACGATGAGTGGAGAACTATCAGGGTTACAATGTCCGAGGCTGACAAAGACTTTGAATACTACCTTGACTTAGTCGAGCACGACAAGAAGAGAGTGATCATTACTAGGGAGGGTAAGGACTTCGCTCTTCTCCTCCCTTATGAGATAAATAAGACGTCAGAAGACAAACCCCCCTTACAATTTGGAGTGAAATATAATGGAAGATGTTCAGCCTTGGGGCTACCACCTCATCCTTGACTGCTCGGGTGCCGACCATGAGTCGATCACGAGTCATGATAATGTCTACAACTTTACTAAAGAAGTAGTCGAGAAGATCGACATGGTCGCCTACGGTGAACCACAGATCGTTAAGTTCGGCACAGGTAACAAGGCCGGCTTCACGCTCGTCCAGCTCATCGAGACCTCTAACATCTGCGCTCACTTCTGTGACGACACAGATACCTTCTACCTCGACGTGTTCTCGTGCAAGACCTTCGACCCTCAGGTAGTACTCGAACTCTGCATCAAGTACTTCAAGGTCACGGGTCACAAGGCAGCGTTCATTAACAGACAGGCTTGATCCATGGCGATCGCGATTGATGAAGTCTCAGCCAACGCCATGGGCGGAACTGAGTTGATGAAGTTCGGGCTTCAGGACCGCGTCGATCCTGAGCTCCTTAAAGAGTTCCAGATCATCGCCTCTCGAGTCCGTGATCTGGACGACACCAAGGTCCGCATCCTCTGGTGCCACGACCTTCCAGGCGACCCTGAGTCTGACCACCTCAAGAACGGTGGATGGAACAAGTTCCACAAGATCGTGTTCGTGTCTAACTGGCAGATGCAGGCATACGTAAACCACTACAACATCCCATGGTCCAAGTGCATCGTCATCCAGAACGCCATCGACCCGATGCGCATGATGCAGAAGCCGAAGGACAAGATCAAGCTGATCTATACCTCGACCCCTCACCGTGGTCTCGACATCCTCTATCCCGTCTTCGACAAGCTCTGTGAGAAGTACGACAACCTTGAGCTCGACGTGTTCTCGTCGTTCAAGCTCTACGGATGGCCGGACAGGGACAAGCAGTTCGAGCCCCTGTTCGACGCACTCAAGAACCACCCTAAGATCAACTACCACGGTACGCAGCCAAACTCTGTAGTCCGTGAGGCAGTTGAGAACGCCCACGTCTTTGCATACCCGTCGACTTGGGTAGAGACCTCGTGTCTCTGTCTCATCGAGGCGATGTCTGCAGGGCTGGTCTGCGTTCACCCTAACCTCGGCGCCTTGTACGAGACTGCAGCGAACTGGACCTTCATGTATCAGTTCAATGAGAACAAGAACGAGCACGCCAAGATGTTCTATACGGTCCTCGAGTCAGCAATCGAGGAATACGATCGTGATGATATGGACGTTCGACTGGTTAACCAGAAGGGGTACACCGACGCCTTCTATAACTGGCAGAGCCGTTCTAGTCAGTGGACGGCCCTCTTGAAGAGCCTGCTGAACGAGCCGAGGGCTCTGCCGTCGCAGACGTTCTCATATAGAACAACGTAAAAATACGAGAGTGGGGTTGACAAGATCTCGCTCTCGTGTTATATTGGGATATAATAAAAATGGAATCTAACAACGTAATCACGTTTCCCAAGGCATCTAAGGTGGCCCCTCCTATCACGAGGGAACAGATAAGCAGTAACATGGATCTAATTCGTCACGTCCACGTCGGTGAGACACTCTCTACTATAGCGCCGATGCTGTTCGAGCAGCTATCACTCGCTGGCTTCGACTTCAGTGAGGACAGCGAGGACTTAAAGTACGGAGCCTTCATCGTCGAGTCGATCAGGTCGATGCTGATGAGAAGCTACGACATGGCTCACCCCTTCCAGGAACTGGCCGGGGCAGTCTTTCAAGAAGACGCTGAGACCGGTGGCCTCAGGATAGTCGAAGAGTTGAATATAAAGTTCGCTTCTAAGTTTGAGTTTGATGGACCTGAAGAAGATATTGAAGAAGAGGAATAATACGTGATCATTCTAGACCTATCACAGGTGATGATTTCTAATCTTATGGTGCAGATAGGTAACCACACCAACACGAAGATCGAGGAGAACATGGTTCGACACATGGTGCTCAACTCGATCCGCGCCTACCGCTCAAAGTTCTTCTCAGAGTTCGGTGAGATCGTGATTGCGTGTGACAACAAGAACTACTGGCGTCGTAAGCTGTTCCCCTACTACAAGGCGAACCGCAAGAAGAACATCGAGAAGTCGGAACTCGACTGGGCCTCGATCTTTGAGTGCATGAACAAGATCCGTGCCGAGCTCAAGGAGTTCTTTCCCTACAAGGTGATCGACGTCGAGTCGGCCGAGGCCGACGACATCATCGCCACGCTTACCAAGATGGCCATCGGTACCGGTGAGAAGGTCCTCATCCTCTCTGGTGACAAGGACTTTATCCAGCTCCATAAGTACCCTCACGTCACCCAGTACGATCCGGTGCGCAAGAAGAACATCGTCAACGACAATCCAGAACGCTACCTTGAAGAGCACATCCTCAAGGGCGACTCAGGTGACGGTATCCCAAACATCCTATCATCAGACAACTGCTTCGTGGTAGGTGAGCGACAGAAGCCTATGACGCAGAAGAAGATCGACTCCTTCATTGAGCTGGGTATCATCGGTAAGTTTGACCATCCAAACTTCCGCAACTACGTCCGCAACGATACCCTCATCAACCTTGATAAGATCCCTGCAGACATCACGGTGAAGATCCAAGAATCATATATAGACCAGAAAGATAAAGATAGATCAAAGCTATTTGACTACTTTATGGCTAATAAACTGAAGTTGCTTACAGAACACTTAGGGGAGTTCTAATGAAATTAGGTATAGCCGAGATCCTACAGAAGGTCTCAGGACTGAAGACTAAGGACGAGAAGATCAACGCCCTCAGGCAGGTCGACTCATTTGCTATCAGGACTATCTTACAGGGAGCGTTTGATCCTCGAATCAAGTGGCTCCTTCCTCCAGGCGACGTCCCTTATAAGAAGAGTGACCTGCCCGACCTTCAGGGATCTCTATACAATGAGATCAGGAAGCTGTACCTCTTCGTCGAGGGCGGCAACTCCAACCTCAAGCAGCTGAGACGAGAGACCCTCTTCATTCAACTTCTTGAGTCTGTATCTCCTGAAGACGCCGAGCTCCTTGCTGCTATCAAGGACAAGAAGCTTCCCTACAAGGGAATCACCGCGGCACTCGTGAAAGAAGCATATCCTGGGCTTATCGATGAGCAAGACAAAGCATAACTTTTCTCTGCGTCAGAACGACTTTCGCCTCGACAACGAAGACTTCCTGTTCTCACAGGCAGTAAAGGAAGACCGTCGAAAGAAGAAGATGAAGAGACTACAACACGCAGCTAAGACAAAAAATGTTGACAAGCTGGATGATTATGACGAATATGACCGAGAGTATGACTGATGCCGACGTATCTTTTCCTAAATAATGAGACGGGTGAAGAGTTCACTGAGTTCATGATGATATCGCAATTGGATGACTACCTCAAGGAAAATCCAAACTTAACGCAACAGGTAAATGGAGCGCCTATGATCGGTACCAACATTCTCGTTGGCAAATCGAGTAAGCCCGAGGATGGATTTCGAGACGTCTTGAGAGAGATCAAGAAGAAGAACTCTAAAGGACTATCTAAGTCTACTGTCAATACTTTCTAAGGCGCTCTTCAATAATAAGAAAGAGCATTTAATGCCACTAACCGCCGGTCAGAGACTAACAAAGAAACAGAGAAGGCAGCTACGACAGGAAGGAGTACTAGGCACTCAGGAGAATACCTTTAAGTCCAATTTTCAAATTAAGCACTTTAGTCCTCTTACTGAGAATCAAAGAAAGACTTATGAAGCGTTTGAAGATGGGCAGAATCTCCTGCTCCATGGGATTGCCGGTACCGGTAAGACTTTTCTATCTCTGTATCTCTCTACCAGAGAAGTCTTGAACACTGGATCCCCTTATAAGAAAGTGGTCATCGTCAGGTCTGCGGTCCCGACGCGCGACATGGGCTTCCTTCCAGGAAACAATGCCGAGAAGGCAAAGGTCTATGAGGCCCCATACATGGCAATCGCCACCGAGCTATTCGGTCGAGGCGACGCCTACGACGTTCTAAAGAACAAGAACATGGTCGAGTTCATCTCGACGTCGTATATCAGAGGTATCACACTCTCAGACTGCATCATCATAGTCGACGAAGTCCAGAACATGACTTATCATGAGATCGACTCGATCATTACCCGTGTCGGCGAGAACTGCCGAATCATATTCTCGGGCGACTTTAGACAGACCGACTTTACAAGAGAGCAAGAGAAGTCCGGACTAAGGGACTTCATTAAGATCATCAAGTCCATGAACTCGTTCGCGTTCATTGAGTTTGAGATACAAGACATCGTAAGATCACGAATGGTGAAGGAATATATCATTGCTAAGGACAGACACGAACGAAACAAGGATCGAAGGGAAGATCTTCGACCACAGGTTCTTGCCGAGTGAGAAGCTCGACCGAGTCGAGATAGAAGGTAAGCGGCACTACATCACACCAGAGGGTGCCGCTTACAAGTCAGTTACGACCATCCTAGGCGAGAAGCTCAACAAGGACGGTCTTGAGAAGTGGAAGAAGCGAGTAGGCGAGGAAGAGGCTAAGAAGGTCTCTCTCCTCGCTGCTCGTCGTGGTACGGCGGTCCATGACATCGCAGAGAAGTACCTCTTGAACGAAGAGGCTTGGTCTAAGGGTGCGATGTCCGCCAACATCGAGACGTTCAAGATGGCCAAGAAGGTCCTCGACGAGCACGTCGACGTCGTCTACGGCATCGAGCTATTCCTGTACTCAGACGATCTTATGACGGCTGGGGCCACCGACGTGGTCGCCGAGTACGACGGCATCAACTCCATCATCGACTTCAAGACGTCTAAGAACGTCAAGACGGAGGCCATGATCGAGAGCTACTTCCTACAGGCCACCTGCTACGCCCTAATGACCGAGGAGAGGTACGGGATCGAGGTCCCTCAGATCGTCATCATCATCATGGTGGACGACGCACCAGAGCCTCTGGTCTTCCGTAAAGACAAGTCCAAGTACGTGGACAGGGTAAGAGAGATATTCAGCTAAATATCCTTAAAGTTATCATAAAATAGGGGTTGACAATAATTGATCCCTATGATATAATAATCTTATAATAGGAAAAGAAGCTGAATGTCAGTCGTAGTCCGAGGTTCCAGAACAGAAAGTGCTACGCCTTCCGAGATCCGGAAGGCTACAGAGTTCTTTGCTAAGAAGCTCCTCGGCGAGCGACTCAGCCGAAACGTGTGCATCGACGTCATCGTCAAGCGCAAGCTTGCCCGTAAGACCGGTGCCCTAGGTTGGTGCGACTTCGTCGACAACCAGTCTCGCCCTCGGTTCTTCGAGATTGAGCTGGACGACGAGCAGGGTCCTATCCGCCTAATCCGTACCCTAGCGCACGAGATGGTCCATGTCAAGCAGTGGGCCAAAGGCGACCTCAAAGAGTATTCCCGCAAGCCTGACGTGTGGTTCGGTGAGCCTGTCGACCGTGACATGCCATATCGTGACCGCCCGTGGGAGATCGAGGCCTATGAACTCGAGAAGACCCTCTCAAAGGAGTTCTTCTCTTGGAGACGTAATCAAAAAAAGTTAGCCCGAAGGGTTGACAAATAAGTAGAATATGTTATTATAAGAATATAAGCTGAATACGACAAAGACCCCAACCAACCTAAGGAACCTACACTATGGCACACATGATTGAAGAGATCAACGGCAAGGCTCAGATGGCATACGCTGGCGAGAAGCCTTGGCATGGACTTGGTACTCAAGTACCAGCCGACCTTACCCCTGCTCAGATGCTCGAGGCTGCTGGCCTCAACTGGACTGTGACCAAGGTCCCAGCCTACGCCGAGATCAACGGCAAGAAGATCGCCGTCGGTAAGTCGGCGCTCGTCCGCTCCTTCGACGACTCGATGCTCGACGTCGTGTCCGATGACTGGAACCCTATCCAGAACGACGAGGCCTTTGAGTTCTTCAACGACTTCGTGATGGCCGGTGACATGGCCATGGAGACCGCCGGTTCGCTTCGTGACGGTCAGATCGTCTGGGGCTTGGCGAAGGTCAAGGAGTCCTTTGAGCTCTTCAACGGCAAGGACGTTGTCGACTCCTACCTCCTCTTCACCAACTTCCACCGCTTCGGCTTCGCTACCGACGTCCGGTTCTCCCCTATCCGCGTCGTTTGCAACAACACCTTGACTGCCTCACTCAACGCCAAGGTCCAGAACATGGTGAAGATCTCTCACCGCAAGAAGTTCGACCCTGAGAACGTCAAGGTAATGCTCGGCGTGGCACACGAGAAGATGGCCAAGTATAAAGAGATGGCTCAGTACCTCTCGACCAAGCGCTACAACGGTGAGAACATCGTCGAGTACTTCAAGCGCGTCTTCCCTGCTGGCAGTGCTAAGACTGCTGAGTCGTCAGTCGACGGCGTGATCGTCGGCGCTACCGAGCTGTCGCGCAACGCCAAGCAGGCACTCAACGTCATGTTCACTCAGCCTGGTGCTGAGCTCGGCGAGGGTACTTGGTGGCAGGCCTTCAACACGGTCACCTACATGACCGACCATACCCTTGGTCGCTCGGCCGATACCCGACTCCAGTCGGCTTGGTACGGCGCCAGCAAGAACATGAAGATCAAGGCTCTGGAGACGGCGATTGAGTTCGCCGACGCGGCATGAACGACTTCTTCTATAAGATCTACGCCGAGGTGGCCCTGCGCCTCCTCGTCGTCTTCATGGGGCTCATCATCATCGTGAGCGGCGTCATCGCACCCAAGTGGACGTTTGAGAACTTAATCAAGGACAACTAAAATGGCAAAGAGTCTCCTCTCCGTACGTACTAAGAAGAAGCCCAAGGTCACTCGCTCTGAGGCCTACTTGGTCAACGTCAAGTACCTCGGCGAGGAGCCCGATGCTAATAAGTTTAAGACTTTTTCTGATTATATTCGAGCTCTTAGCTGGTATGGCTCGATGTGCGACACCAAGGACGCTCGTGAGTATCTCAAGGACTACTTAATACATAACAAAGAGTTCGATAAGGCTAAGCGAGTCGATAAGATCCCTGATAACTGGGTTCCACTGTCAGCTGCTTGGCGCGCCCGTATCGTTATGAACCAGAAAGCTATCCTCGACATTGAAGACTATGTTAAGTTCATGGCGACTCTCGACGATGTCTTCACACATATCAAGGAAGAGAAGCCTGACGATAAGAAGACAGCTAAGCCGTCTATCCAAGACCGCATCAAGGACCGTCTCGACGACATCATCGGCGACATCGAGGAGATGATCGACAAAGACGAGCCCTTCTCGCTCTATGACTGGTTCAAGAAGAACGAGATCCCAGTCATGTACGCCGTCAAGGTCGGCGACTACTACGGCCCTATCTGGAACGAGATGGTGCAGGCACACGCCGGCAAGCTCGACGGCTATGAGAAGTGGACCAAGGCTAAGCTCAAGGCTCGTGTCGAGTTCTACAATGGTCTAGTGACCGACGCAGAGCGCTACGGCAGCGTCGCCAAGAAGACTCGGGCAGTCCGCAAGCCTCGTCCAGTCTCTGTCGAGAAGCAGCTCAAAGGACTCAAGTACCAGAAAGAGTCGGCTGAGTACAAGCTGGCGTCCATTGATCCACAGAAGATCATCGGCGCTCAGGAGCTCTGGACTTTTAATTCCAAGTATGGTATCCTAACCATCTTCCGCGCACTCGACCGTGGCGGCCTCAAGGTAAAGGGTACGTCCATCGCCGGCTTCGACGAGAAGCAGTCCTTCAGCTACAAGACCGGACGCAAGACCGGAGAAGTGGTCGACCGCTTCAGCAAGGCAACCAAGGCCGGCGTCAAGAAGGCAGTCGAGACACTCAAACCCCACGCATTCAACGCTCGCATCAACGAGAACACGATCCTAATCAAGGTGCTGCCATGATCAAGAACGAGTCTATCCTCTTCTCTGAAGATACCATCAGGCGTCTCGAGGAGATATATAAAGCAGTGTACGTCTGTGACTCACAGATCAAGACAAAGAGCGGCTGGTCAGATAACCCTGTCGCAGTCTTCTATACGGCCCAGCCTCACCCTGAAGGCTCCAACTACTTTGGAATCTTCATGCGTGATAAGAAGCCATTTATCTGCAACGCAGAGTCGGCACTGGCACCCTTCGTAGGTGCGGTCAAGAAGAACGGCGACATCGTCTACAGCCGCTTCAGACACGACTACGTCGAGTTCGATGGGGCGTACTGCATCGACGGCGGTCGCGACTACGTCCGTCTCGGCGGGCCAGAGATGCCACAGACAGTTCAACTTAAGATCGAGGGATCCACTGTTACGGTGGTCGACAAACAGGAAGCAGCATGAAAGACAACTACTTTAGATTCCACTTTCCACACGTCCACCTTCAGAGTCCGTTCGGCGACGACGGCTTTGCTATCTTGGCTGAGAGGTTCGCACGGTTCTTCGGTACCCCGATCTTCTTGATCATCCAGACAGCCTTGGTGCTTATCTGGATGGGACTCAACGTCTTCGGCTACACCGACTTCGACGTCTACCCGTTCATCCTTCTCAACCTCGCCTTCTCTACTCAGGCAGCCTATGCGGCACCATTGATCTTGCTGGCACAGACTCGACAGGCCGACCGAGACAAGGCACACGCCGAGGCAGACGCCCAGCACCGAGAAGACCTAGCGCTGGCTGCGGCCCAGCGTCAGCAGATCGCAGCCGAGCAGACGGCCATCCTTCTTGAGATGCTTCACGAGAACAACAAGCTAGTCAAGAAGATCGAGAAGCTGACTAAAGAGATCCACACGATCACTACAAAAGGTGTTGACAAAAATAGCAAGTCGTGATATAAATAATATATGCTGATGTCGATGACGAAAGCGAAATAGACATTCTGGACGCGGGGGCGGTACCCGCCCGGTCCACCATAAGAACTTTGAGCTTAAGTCGATCCTAATATAAATAGGATCGATGGAGGTTCAAATGAAACATATACATCATATAATACCCAAACATTTGGGTGGAACTGATGATCCGGAGAATCTGATTGAGTTAACAGTTGAAGAACATGCTGAGGCTCACAGGATACTTTGGGAACAACATGGAAGATGGGAAGATAAATTAGCTTGGCAAGGTTTAGCTGGTCTTCTTACTCAAGAAGAATTAGTTAAAGAAATGTTAAGTGAAGCTGGTAAAAGAGGAGCAGCTGCTGCCAATATAAAACGCAAAGGTATGAAATATCGGCGCGTTAAAAATGGTGGAAACTGGAAGCCAGTTGGTACTGGAGGAAGTATCTGGTATCACAATCCTAATAATCCCATTGAAAAATGTTGTATAAAATCAGATCAAAATCCACCAGAAGGATGGGTACGTGGACAAGGAAGAAAGTCTAAGAATCCTGGACTTAACTTTCATGTCAAAAAAGCTTGAAGTTCTTATGTTGGGCCGGAAATAGGATCGACAGGTGTGTTAAAGGCGGACCGAGACAGAAGCATAAATAAGTTATCTGCAAACGATAATTCACTTCTTGAGATGCGCCTAGCGGCTTAATCTCTTGGGTGGGCAAC